CTGTCTACCACTAAGGCGCTTATTCACTCGCCCTTTAACGGCTAGATCAACAATGTGACACTGCTGAAGCGTTTGGTAAGATGCTTCTTCAAATTTGGCAAGTGCTTTTGTATAAAAATAACTATCTTCGTCGTAATTGGCGATAGAAGCATCTAGCAGTGTGAGTGTATTGTATGCACCAATCTCTGTAGTTGTCAGTGCTCTTACTTTTACATTGCCTAAGTATGTAGTTGTGCCAGGGTAGCTCTCGCCTTTCCCTCTATAGCCAGGGGTGATTTTATAGTTTGCCCGTTGTATTTCTCCACTGGCAATAATTTCAGCAACAGTAGCCGAGCGGTATTGTGTCGCCTGCCCTATTTGTATAGAAAAACCACTTGCTCCAGTATTAACAAGCCTGCTGTCAGCGGCTTGTATTGCGGCAAGAACAGCTTGAGCGCTCACGTAGTCAGCCGATTGAATGACTGATTGCCTAAAGTTCTCTTGAGTACCTTCAAGGCTTTGATTGCTATAGGAAACTGGTGGCGCATATCCAGCTTCCGTGCAAGACAGCGTAACGAGCATGTCACCATCATCCGTGGAACCCTTCGATACTGTCTGCACCTTGAAGCGAGCAGAGCCAAGCTTAAAGATGCCGCTTTCATCAAACGTACTAGCCAGCGCTCGCCTTGCTTCCTGAGCCTGTGTATTCACATCGTCAACCTCGGACTGCGTGTCTTTCAGCGTGACTGTGATGGCCGTGTCAATGGGAATAAGCTGCAGCGGCGCCCACTGCAACGATGAGACAATGCCTAGTTCAGCGGCTTGCTTGTCGCCCGCAGCATTGCGTTGATATACCAGCACGTTGATTGGTACAATTCCATACACGCCAACTACGTTTTGTGAGGCTGGAGAATAAGCTTGACTAAATCCATCCACTCTTGTATTTAGTGAAGTTGTTTGCAGGCGATATGGATTGTCATTGGCCGAGCCATACAGGGTGGGGTCGGTGGAGTATTGAGAATTAATCTCATTTGCCCATTGCAGGAAACCAGTGGAATTTTGCCTGAAGTACATCCAACGATTTTGTTGCGTGATGTCGTTTAATGCTGTTTGACCAAACGCGCATTTGTTGATATCAATGGCGCCAATGCCTTTGCCGCCAAGTGCCATCAAAAGTTGGACAAATTGATTTGAGCCATAGCTTCTCACTGCAGACCAAACCAATGATCCAGCCACCCTCACTCCACCACGAGCATTAACGGAAATGTCTGTATAGGTGAGATTGATTGGATCGCCATACTTTGCCAAGTCTTGTTGACTGTTGAAGCCAAATCGTGGGGAGAATTTTTGCTCTCTGCGTTGCGCTTGACCACCAGCGCTAGGTGTCTCAAAATTTGGTAGTTTGGGCTGCAAGAATAAAGTTGCAACCACCTGGAAAATTATACCGACGATGGTTAAAATTAACGCCGTCACGCCAAAATCATTTCTTATATCTAGGGCGGATCCCTCTTTCACGTCGGCGTAAATTTCCTGTAGCGCCACAAATTCAAGATACTCTTCCTTGCTGACGCCTAGCGCATCAATTAAGTCGTATTCATAAGGAAGAAGTTTTCTCATCGGTTCATCCAGAAATAATGGCCAACACTAGCAGGGATTGCCGCCCTCACCACAAGTCTACTGGGCGCAATGTATAGCACTTCCCCATTGTCCATAACAGTACCAAGCGCAGCCCCAAGCTTGCTGTCAAATAATGCCACTGCATGAGGCCTTGGCCCATCGAGACGCTTTCCGTTCTCGTTGAGCCATTTGATAATCCATCGAAATGGAAAAGTCTGCTCAGTGTATTGTTCAAACACCCAGCCAAAGTCTTCTCGATAGTCATGGTAGCCAAGACGTTTATGCACTTCACAAGCCAGCAAGAAGCAATCGGCTTTGCCGCTTCCATCGCCAGGGTTTCCACCCCAGCCATGCTCAAGGCCAATCAAATCGTTGAAGTTCATTGCAGGTAGAGTTGGGAGTCCAATGGAAGGGGGCCAACAAGCTCTCGCGTGAGGGTGCGGGCTGGAAAGTTAGATGACACGGAATCAATGGCAGAACGAAAACGCAACTCCACTGTAGTTTCATTTAACGAAGCGCCAACCCCCACATAATACTCAGTTTGTACGTTGGGAGTATAGGCGTCAGTGTTGGTAAGCCATTGAGTGGTGAGCACTAGGGTGCTAAGCCTATTGCCATTACCAGCATCTAGCAAGCGAACGATAAGTTCAATGTTGGGAAACAACACTTGCAACAAACCATTGTCACCATTCAAGGAAGAAATGCTACCTTCTGCACGAAAAGGGGCAAACTCATACTTCTTACCGCCATAGGTGATTTGTTGATTGGAGAAGTAATTTTGATACTGATGGATGGCGCCAGCGCTTGTTGTCAGCACTAGAAACTGGCAAATACGAATATCAATGGTCATACGTCGTCAGAATTGGGATCGCGGATTTCACCAATCAAAGTCAATGATACAACGCTGATACCGGGGAAAATGGATTCAATGGAGGGGGGGCTTTCATATTCCCATCGTAAAGTCGATACTGCTTTCACGCTAGTGGCAAGAGAAGCATTCATTCCGGCAACAACAGTGTCTGGCAGTTGAAAGCGTTGGTTCCGTTGCGTCTGGTATTGATAGTGTGCAATAATTGCCTGCACTTTATCGTCAGTGATATTGGTAAACTCAAGCTCTAGCTTTGCGCCATAAGCAACATTGCCAAATGTGCGCTTCGCCGCCACTCCGCCAAGAGTGCGAAATGTTTTCTGCGGGAAAATACCTGGCGTGAAATTACGCCTTGTGGGAATGTAACTAGGAAAGACTGCCATGATTACATTCCAATGCGACGACGGGTTTGAGGAGACTGTTGAATCTTGTCTAGCGTCATCGCCATGCCTTTGTTTGCACCATCTCTGGAAGCTTGACGACGAGTTTGAGCCATTGCCAGTTCAAGCTGATCGCGGCTAACGTATTCTACTCCATTGATAGTGCTAGTCTCGAAGTTCATGTTGAGGATGGGGCTGCTGCTGCCTCCCATGCCATTGCCGCCCATGGCTGCTCTGACGCCTAGAGAGCCGTCTGAGCCCCTCTGGAGGGGCATGATGGCTTCTGGACCGGCCTCGCCCATCAGGCCCATTTGCATGGCTCCACCGTCCGCGAAGGGGAATAGCGTGGGACCATTGACGATGCCACCAGTCGCGAATTTTGCAATGCCGTTAGAGAAAGTTGCTCCTTTGGCAGCAAAATTAGCAGGAATCATGCCTTGGAAGCCAGTTGGAGTGACAATTGCATTTGGCGTCATCTGAGGCGCAGAACCAGGAAGTGGAGTAGATCCGGCTCCAGCGGCTGCACCAGCCAGTCCCAGTGCTTTCATGATGAAACCAAGGGTAATCATCGTAAGTTGTTGAGCAATCATCTCCATTGCCATTTTCACAAAACTCTGCCCAATGCTCTGGAACATACCAGCAAGAGCATCTTGAGCGCTCACGCTTCCATTGATGATTCCCTGGAACGCAGTGGAGAACGCATCGCCAATGGTTGATGCAACTCCTTGCATTTGCGTTTTAAGCTGCTCAGCTTTAACTGTTGCTTTTTCAGTTTCAAACAAGGTTTCCAGTTGAACGCCAGCATAGCCTTGTTGCTGTAGCCTTGTTCTCATTTCAGCCTCTGGCGTAAGGGCTCTGGCCATAGCGGCACGATCCCCCAAGTCTTTCATTGTCTTGGTGAAGCCTAATTGTTGCTGCTTAACTGCCGCATCTTCAAGAAGAGCAATGTATCCAGGAAGTGATTGTTTTAATTTCTCATAGGCCTCCACTTGTTTTTGATTTGTTAGGTCAAGTTCTTCTCCAGCCATTCTCACTTTTTCTTGCGCCTCGAATATCTTCATTTGCGTTTCCGCGAAGGCCTCTGGAACTCCACTTTGCATGAGTTCAATGCGCTTTCCAAGCAGTTGATTTTGCAAATCCTGCTCTGCCACGGGTGCAATGGATGAAATGTAATTAACCATTGCAATTTCTGCTTTCTTAAGCGCTTCAGCTTCGGCTAAGGTAGTCTTGACTTTTGTATCTTGTAAGGCATTTTCAGTTTGCTGGTCAGCCAGCGCGACTCTCTTTTGGCGAGCAGTAACTTTTCCACTAGGAACACCTGCTCTTGGCTGTTGCAAGTGGCCCACGTCATACATTTCACCCTGTGGTCCTCGGACGGAAGCCGTGTAGCCAAGGCCACCCTTCATCCCAGCGCCCACCATTGAATAACCTTGAGCAAGGTTTAATGGAGTGTTAGCGGGGCCTGCTAAATCCACGCCACGATGGAAAGTGCTGGCGCCTGCCACAGGCGCCCTGCGGGGTCCATAAGAGCTAGTGAGTTGCAATTGCTT